TCTTTATATTGTTTTAGTGCTTTCATTATTGATTCTTTTATTGATTCATTTTTTGGTTTGTATGATGTCATGACAGGTTTTTGTCCTTTTCCTGTTTGTGTATCTTTCTTTTCAGCCGCTCTTTTTTGTCTACAAGCCGCTTTTTTCTCGGAGTCACTCATTTTACCCGCAACACCCGCAGCTCTACATTTTGGATACGATTTAGAATTGGCTTCAGGTCTACCACATGGTGGATGTTTACCATCTTTATCTCTACTACATATGTTAACCCACGGACCTTTTGGTTGTGAACTACCTTTCGGTTTTTTCTTTTTCCCGAACCATACCGCTAAATCTTCAGAAAGTATATATTCACTCATATTGATAAATTTTAAAAAATACTTATACATATAAATATCAAACAAAGTAATTATGTCACAAAATTTTGATGAAGGAGTTCTATTCGATGCTATCAAGTATCAGAACAATGAAGATTTGGGTCGTTTTTTAGAAAAGATGACACCTGACCAAGGGTTATATTGTTTAATTCAGGCGGCTAAATGTGGATTTACACGTGGCGTTTTTTCTATTGAAGAGACTGAAGTGTTATCCAAAGCTATTCGTCTTATTACTCGTGATTCCGATGCTAGTCCAAGTAGTATTGGTGACCCTGAGGTACACAAGGCTTAATTTTTTTAAAAAGTTAGACACAAAAAAAAGGGGACCGAAGTCCCCTTTTCTATTTAGTGTTTTGAGTATTATCTCAATTCTCTTAAGTCGAATGTTCTAACACCGTCAACTGTAACCTTACCGTAGAATCTGTTGTTAACCATCTTCTTAGCGTATCTTGTCATGATACCCTTGATAGGTGTAAAGTTGAATGGGTTGTACATAGTTGGAGTCAACTGAAGAGGTACATATGGTGCGTAAACGTAACCTGTATCTAACAAAGAGTTACCTTTGTGTCCCAACAATACTGTGTTTGGTGGGAAGTATGGGTCACGATATACTTGATATCTACCTGCTAATGTACCGATTCTTTCGATACCCATGTTGTACTGGTCTTGCTCAGGAGCTGCGTTTGATACGTGGAAGTACTCCAAGTCATCAAAGATTGCACTGATTTCAGAAGATACAACAATCCAGTTTGCTCCACCTCTTAAAGTAGACTTGTGGATTTGTGCTGAAATTTGGTTGATTGCTGTAATCAACGTTTGGTTCCAGTCCTTTTGAGTGTACTGAGTTAATGGAGTTGCAGTTGTGCCTCTCTTCCAACCGTTGTAGTCCCATCTTAAAGTCCAAGCAGCACCTTTTCTAAGGTCTCTCAAGATTTCTCTGTCGATTTCAGCTGCCACCTGCTCAGACAACAAAGCTGTCAATTCAGCTTCAGCGTCGATGTTGTGGAATGCTGATACGTCTTGAGCCATTTCAGGTGACCATTGTGCTCTTAACTTTCTTTCTGTAACAGAAACAGTTACTGACTCAAGGTCAAACGATACTTCACCAATTCTATCTTCGAATTCCAATTCTTTGTAAATTCTGTAAGTAGTTGTGAACTGTGAACTTGCAACTGTTGAACCGTCAGCCACTGTAGTGTAACCTGAGTAACCGTCAAATGAACCTGCTCCGACAGAACAAGGAACTTGGAAGTCGATTTCAAGGTAAATCTTACCGTCAGAGTCACAAATGTTGTCATAAGAACCACCGTTAGCAGTGTTAGACGAACCGAATGCTGGTGTTGATGTTCCACCGTACTCAACGATACCTTTACCGTATTTCTGAGTTACAACTCTGAACAACAAGTTACCTGTAACCGCTGACCATGGAGATGTACCAGATTTTGATGTGATTGTCAAATCAGAAAGGAATGTTTCTGTGTCGACTGTGTTACCATCAGGACCCATCAATTTACCGTATGAACCAGCGTTTGAGAAACCTGACATAACGATTAATACTTTTCTGTATTCACCTGCAGTGTAACCTGAGTTAACTAATGAATCGCCTACCCATACTACAGTTACGTTTGGTGCAGTTACAGAAGAAAACTGACCTTTAGAGTAGTCGAATAATCCTGGTGGGTCAAGAGCTGGTTCGTTACCTTCGTAGAATCTATCGTAAAGGTCTTTACCATTGTCTGAACCATAACCCTGATTAGGTGAGTTCTCACCCGAATCAACTGCTTCAGGTGAACCGATTGGTGCGTAGTGGATAGTTCCGTTAGCTCCGTCAACGTATTGTTGAATTTTAGGTACGAAGTAGAACAATTTACCGATAGGTAAGTTCATAGCTTGTACTGATACGATATCGTTAGCCAATAATTTAGAGAATACTCTTCTAACGATAGGGAAAACAACCGTCTCAAATGAACCTGTGTCAGATGTAGACGATGCTTCGTTGATTAAGTGAGAAGCTTGGTTTTCGTAAAGTTGAGCCACATTTTCTCTCATGTGACCTTTCAAACCTTCCAAGAAACCTAACTTATCCCATTTGTTGATTGTGTCTTCTTTGATAACTTTCAAGTGCTTAAGACCGATGTTACCAACTAAGCCTGATTCTAATAATGCTCCCATTTTAGTTTTTATTTAGTTTTGTTTTAGTTTATTTTTATTTTTGTAATTTACTCATTAAATCTTTCATTCTTAAGAACTGAGGATTTTCATAAGTTTTTGACTCAATAAGGTTTGTAGAAGCTCCTCTTGATGGAGTCTTAGCAACTTTAGATTCAACTGATTCAGAAATAGTTGAAGTTTCTTTGCTTTGATACTCTTCTTTCAAACTCTTATAAAGAGTCTTTGATTCTTTTAAAGTTTCGACTGTATCGAATCTTCTCAAAATGTTAATTTTTTCTTGTTTTGTTGTTGTGTGCTCAGTGAACAATCTTGTTGCATAAGCTAAGTTTGAATTGAAAACAGCAACTTCATTTAATTTTTCTCTGAAAATATTTAATGCTTTTCTGTATTCTTCATTTTTAGCTCTCAAAGATTCTACTTCTTTAGCCATCTCACTTTCAGATACAGTTCTTACCTTTTGTTTTGGTAAACCGTGTCTTTTTGGGTCGTTCTTAGAACCATTACCCAAAGTACGAGCCGCTTCAGTTGTTTCAGCATCTTCTTCCTCTGACATTTCGAATGACTTCTTTTTCAAGTTCATACCAACACCCTTAGGTTTAATAGTCATGTCGCCTTCTTTCATTTCACCTTCTTCCATTTCAGAATCTTCCATTTCAGATAAATCAAATGATTTTTTACCAAGGTTCATTCCCATACCTTTTGGTTTAATAGTCATAGACTCCTCAACCTCACCTTCGAATGCTTTTGTTTTTTTAGTCATACCTTTTTTTGTTGTGTAATCTTTATCACCTTTATGGGTTTTTGATTTTTCACCCTTTCCCATTCCGTAGTCACCTTCACTCATTTCTTCGTACTCTTGGTCAGAAGATTCATCTTCATAATCTTCCATTTCGTCTTCGTCTTCAGAAATTTCGATTTCGTAAACTACATCGTCTTCTTCGTACATCTCATCCATTGTTTCTTCTTCGTCCTCACCTTCTGTGTGAATTTCATATTCAACATCAGAGTTAGTGTCCTTAAGGTGAATTGAATCTTCATCCTTAGAAACAATAATACCATCTTCTTCACCCATAGCTTTGAAGACTTTTAAGATTTCATCATCAGACGCAGTTCTAAGGTCTAAAGGTAATAGAACTTCTTCTTCGTCATCTACTTCCAATTCACCACCAGGTAGGTCCAAAGACATAAGGTCTTCTTCACCATCTAATGTTTCATCAGAAAATTCATCGTCAGATTCTTCATCGTCAGATTCTTCATCGTCCATGTCAAGTTCAGCTTGTTCTTCCATTTCGTGAGCGTGCTCACCTTCTTCCATTTCTGATACTTCTTCCATAGACTCCGCTTCTTCAACCTCCTCAAGAGATTCCTTTACTAGTTCACTGATTTCTTCCTTCATTGTTGAAGCAAGTATTCCTTTTGCATTTTGAGTTACGGCTTCTTCCAAATTTTTCATTTGTAAAAGTGCCTCTTCAACTAAAGATTTTTTTTCGTTTTGCATTTTAGTTTTAAGCAAGAGTTTGTTTATTTTACTAAATAAATATCTCACTTTTAAAAAAAGTTTATTTTCAAACAAAAGGGCAAAAAAAAATCGGGTTTTAACCCGATTTAATTTTTAATTGATTTAATAATTTTTTT